GCAGCGCCTTACCGCTCGGTGCGCCGGGTAGATGGGTCGTCCTTCCCTCGCTACTTATCTGGCCGGCCAACCGTCGAGGTCACGGCCTTCTGGGGCTACGCCATGAGCGTGCCCAAGCCAGTGGCCCAAGCCGCCACCGTTCTGGGCGCACGGCTCTACCAACGCCGCTCTAGCCCTCTGGGATTCCAAGCAGGCTTCGAGGGTGACGCTGTACGCATCAGCCGAGTAGACCCTGACGTAAAGGCTCTGCTGGGTGGCTACCGCCTGATTGGCTTCGCTTAATGGCCGACTATGCCGCCATCCGCGATGGCTTAAAGACTGCCCTCGAGGGCATCACCAACGTCAAGGTGGCCTACGACACCGTGCCAGACCGGGTGATCGTGCCGTCAATGACGATTCAGCCAGGGCAGCCAGTCGTCGAGTACTACCAAAGCATGGATGGATCAGCCGGCAACCTTCAGCTCTTCCGCATTAACGTGATCGCTTTGGCTGGGCGCTTCGAGCCAGGAGCAGGCCAAGACATCTTGGACGGGTTCATAAGCGGCAGCGACTCGGTACAGGCAGCAGTGGCCGCTGACCCAACGCTAGGCGGTTCTGCACTAACATCACAAGTGACAAACTGCAACAACTACGGCAACATCACCGTGGCCGACTCGATCTTTTACGGCTGCACATTCACAATGGAGGTATACGCAAGATGAGCAAACATAAAGTTTTAGGTAATCACAAAGTCGCTGGTGTTGAACCCGGCGAGTTCGTAGATTCCGACGATCTTCAAGGTGCTAACCTTGAGGCACTGGTGGCCGGTGGCCATCTAGAAACCCACACAAAACCAAAGGCCACCAAGGCCGAGGAGAAAGACTAACCACATGGCTATATACATGAACAACGATGCTGTGGTCACCGTGAACTCGGTTGATCTCAGCGACCACATTGCTTCAGTTTCATTCACTGAAAACGTGGCCGAACTTACAACTACCGCTATGGGCGACTCAAACGTCACCCGTATCGGCGGCTTGGGTGATGGCTCCGTGAGCATCGAGTGGCACCAAGACTTCGCAGCAAGCGAAGTTTACGCCACCATCAACCCACTGCTTGGCACCGTGACCACGGTAGAAGTAACACCATCAGGCGATGCAGTCGGAGCCACTAACCCTAAAAAGTCAGTGTCCGCGCTTGTGTCCGAAGTTCCGTTTGTTGACGGGGCCGTGGGCGACTTGTCCACCTTCAGCACTACCTGGAACTTCAGCGGAGCAGTCACCACTGCCACAGCATGATCGACCTGAGCTTGTCCGTCACCCTCGACTCGGGTGAACAGTGGACGGTGAAGCCATCGGTGGGCACCTACATCAAGTTTGAGCGCCACTTTAAGAAGCCCATCACTTCGTTGGGTTCTGAAGTAGCACTTGAACACCTCGCATGGTTGGCTTGGGAACAAGCCCGCCACGAAGGCCGCCCGGTTGCTCTCTTTGACAAGTTCATTGACCAGGTAGAGAACCTTGAGATGGTGAGCGATGATACCCCTTTGCCCGAGACAGCCTGACGTACCATGTAGCACAGATGGCCATAGCGACGGGTCAGCCGATAGGCGACCTTCTTGCCTTGCCCACCAACGTGTTCAAGGCTCTCAGGGCTGCCCATAACGAAAGCGTCAAAGAAAGGAACCGTCAAAGTGGCCGCAGCAAATAGAGAAGCAGGCATCACGGTTCACGGTGGGCGAGAACTTCGTAAGGCGCTCGAGGCAGCAGGCGAGGAAGCCGTGGAAGGGCTTAAGAGCCTGAACAAAGAAGTGGCTGAGATCGTCGCAGAAGAGGCTCGCAAACGTGCGCCTGTCCTGTCGGGCAAGATGCGTGGCAGCATCAAGGCGTTCGGCACGAAGTCGGCGGCCCGTGTCAAGGTCGGCAAAAAGAGTGTGCCTTACGCTGCCGTTATTCAGTGGGGCTGGCCGGCCCATAGTATTGAGTCAAACCCATTCATGACCGATGCGCTCGCTGCCGAAAAAAGCGAAGTGTTAGAGACTTGGGAAAAAGGAATAGACAAACTACTCAACGAGAACGGGCTTAGATAATGGCCAAAAAAACTAACACCGTAAACGTAGCGGTCACCGCTGACGCTAAAAAGTTCCGTAAAGAGTTTGATAAAGCCAGCAAGGAAGTCGGCAAGTTTCAGAAGGCGGCCAAAAAAGCATTTAAGGCGTTCGCTAAAGTCGGCATAGGCGCAGCCATAGGGGTGGGCGCAGCCATAGGCAAAGCCGCTCTCGACTTCCAAGCAATGGAAGGCATCCTTATCAGAGGAACCGGGGCCGCTGGGGATGCCCTCGAGGGCTTAAAGACCCAAGCGATGGATGTTATGAAGACGGTGCCAGAGAGCGCCGAGGTAGTCGCTGGTGCAATCGCAGATGTCAATACTCACCTTGGCCTAACGGGTGAAGACCTCGAGAAGACCAGCCGGATGTTCTTGGACTTCGCCCGCATAACCGAAGTCGATGTTGGTATGGCTGTCGGCCAACTCGATGCCCAGCTGACACAGTTCGGCTTGGGCGTAGGCGACACCGAAGAAGTCATGGGCGACCTGATCCGCATTAGCCAGGCGACTGGTGTGCCGATGGAGAAGCTGCTTAAGCAGATGGAGAAGTACGGGCCAGTGTTTGCCACGGTGGGCTTCAGCATTGAAGAGACTACGGCTCTCTTCGGGCAGCTTGAGCGTGCCGGCATAGACATGAAGAGCGCCGCACCTGCCTTACAGATGTTCTTTGATAAGGCTGCCAAGGCTGGGGAAGACCCCAAGAAAGCCCTCGCTGGGGTAGTCGCAGAGATCGAGAATGCCACGACAGTTTCAGATAAGTTGAACCTCGCCACCGCTGCGTTCGGCTCCGAGGGCGCACAGCGCATGGTGTCGGCTATTCAGTCAGGCAACTTCGAGCTGGAAACGTTCGGCGGGCTGATGGGTGAAGGTACGGGCATCGTCGAAGAGCAAGCAATAGCAACGCAGACCCTCACCGACAAGTTCAACATCTTAAAAAACAAGGTGCTGGTGGCGCTCGGCCCTATCGCTATCGCGATCATGGATGCCTTCATGGGTGCGCTGGACAAACTCATGCCTTTCATTGACGATGTAATAGAGGGCATTCAGGAGTTTGTTAAGACTGAGGAGTTTCAGGACTTCAAGGACACCGTGGTGGATGTTCTCAAAACTGTGGGCGAAAAGATAAAAGAGGTTACCGGGGCGTTCGGCGACTGGATCAAGCAAAACCCTGAGACATTCCTTAAAGGGGTAGCCGCTGTGATGGGTGGGGTTTTCCTGTACGCCGTTTACACCGCCACTGCTGCCGTGTGGGGGTTCATCGCTTCTATCGCTGCACTCTTTACACCGGTCACCCTCGTTGTCGCAGCCATCGCGCTGCTCGCTGCCGGGGTCGTGTGGGCTTATCTGAACGTTGATTCTTTCAAGGAGTCGGTAGACCGGTGGGTAGATTCTGCAAAGTTGCTGGGGGAAGTTCTTAAAGACATATGGAACTGGTTTGCCAACTTCGACCTGGGGGCAGTCTGGGCGAGCATCTCCGAAGCCGTCATTACTGCGTTCGATGACACCATTAACCATGTCGCTGACCTCACTACGGACATCACGGACGCTCTCGCTGCCGGCCTTTGGCGCTTCGTTGACTGGGGTGCCGATGTCACTACGAGCATCACCGACGGTATAGGCGACATCGCTGGCAAGATCAAACAGAAGATCATGGACTTGGGTGGCTCGATGTGGGCCATCGCTTCCAAGATGAAAACATGGGGCGCGGACTTAGGTAAGTCGCTTATAAACGGCATCATTGAAATGTGGAACCGGGCAGACCTAAGGATGCCACGGGTTGAAGTTCCCGACTGGGTACCCAAGATCGGCGGCAAAGGTTTCGGTGGCTTTGATGTATTCCCCGACATCCCTGCTTTGGCTGCCGGCGGCATCATCGACAGACCCGGTGGAATGCTGGCCTTAATTGGTGAAGCCGGGCCGGAAGCCGTCGTGCCATTGGACGGCCGCCACGGTATGGGTGGCACGCAAAACATCACCATCAACGTCACCGGGGTATCTGGTGAGGAAGTCATTGAGGCCATACGCCGTGAGACCCAACGCCGGGGTGCTGCTGTATTCCCAACGGTGGCAGGCCGCAGAACATGACAATCTACACCGGCTGGGATGTTTCCATAGGTGGCTTTGATGGCACCGCCACCGTTACTAGCCGTGGCATACCGACCGACTCTATTGACTTTACTAGCCGAGTGCGGGCGCTGAGCGTTGACCAGTCTGTGAAACGTGGCAGCATTGGCCGCACCGAAACTAAGGTGATACTCGACAACACTGACGGGGCGCTAACGCCCAACGGGGGCGGCACTTACGCCACGTTTGACTGGTTCGCTCAACCGTTGTTTGTGCTGGCTCGTGCTGGCTTATCTGACCCGCCTGCACTGCTCACTGGCAACTCGATTAACCTACGAGCGCCATTTACTGGCGGGCCTATCGTCAGTTTTGACTTCGTTGATGACGGCTTTGATTCGTTCGTCACTTTGGTGGCCGTTGATTGGCTCACGTTCGTGGGCCGCTTCAGTGTCCAAACGGGCCAGACCGTTACCGATGACGCTCTTGATGTTTTGGAAACCCTGGCAGGCACTACCACGCTCGCAGAGTACGGATCAGATAGCCAAGTTGTTACGGCTTTCTCGGTGGGTTCGGAGCCGTTCACCGACCTAACTTTGACCACTGCCCAAGGTAACTTTCTAGGTGACCGCTTTGAGACAATCGCAGCAGCTGAGGGTGGCGTTGTCTACCCGGCTGCTATGTCGTTCTGGATCAACCTCTTTGGCGACCCGGCGATTATCTACCTACTCACGGCAACGCAGCGCAGCCGCTTGGCTGCATCGCAAGCAGGCACCGCTGACACACTGCCCGACTTCAACGGCACCGGCACCGTCGGCTCAACTGAACTACCTATGCGGGCTTTGGAACTTGGCTTTAACGATCACGAACTAATCACACAAGCCGAAGTGGGGCGCACTGGTGGCACCAGCCAGTTCAGCTACAAAGACACGGCCAGCCAGACCTATGGCCCTCGCTCGGTGTCATTGACCGACCTGCCGCTAACTACTGACGCTGATGCCCTCAGCCACGCCGAAGAACTGACGACCCGCTACGACACCACCAACTTCGTGCCGTCGTCGTTCGAGTTCACTGGCTCAATGATCGAGTCCACCGCCAACGACGCTGCCCTTGACGGGGTTAAGACTTTGATGCACAAACTTACTTATGTATATGGCGCACTCTTTAAGCCCACCACCGTCACTTGGACTGGGGCCGGCAGCACCAGCAACACGGCTACCGTCACGCCGATGCGGCTACGGCTCTCGGCCACGCCCGAGGACTGGACGATGCGCCTACACACGCTAGACGCAGCAAGTAACATGGGCTTCATACTCGACGACACCCAACTAGGGGTGCTTGACCAGAACAGGATCACATAGATATGGCTAACCAAGGCGACTTCGCAAGCGGCGCAGTCTTAACCGCAGCGGACTTAAACGCATTTAGTAAAGTTACAGTCCTTAACGCCGCGAGCGTAAGTGTCATCAACATGACGAGCGTTCGCCCGGCATTCCCCAGCGAAGTCATAGATGTGGGCGATTGGCACAGCAACTCAACGAATAA